GCGAGTCGGTGATGTCGTGGGGCACGACCGTCGCGACGGTCTGGGCACAGGTGGACGGCCTCTCCAGCCGCGACATCCTGCAAGCCCAGCAGGCGAACGTGATCGCGACCCACCGCGTCCGCATCCGCTACCGGGAAGACGTCACGCACCTCCACCGCATCGTCTGGCGTGGCCGTACCATGGAACTGTCGAGCGTGACGGAGCGAGGAAATCGCACGTACCTTGAAATGCTCGCCCGCGAGGTGCAGTGATGGCGATCCAGATTGATGCCACACAACCGCGGACTTTGCCAAGCGGCGGCACGGCGCGCCAAGCGCTTGAGGCATTCGTAAATCTCAGGTTCGACGGCATCGACGACCTTCGCCGGAAACTTGAAGACGCCTCCGCGAAGTGCCTCAAAGACCCCGGCCGGTTCCTCCAAAAGGCGGCTAAAGACGGCCTTCGGCCTGTTCAGACAGCCTACCGGAGCAGCGTCACTAGCGTCACGGGAAACCTTCGTCGGTCATTCAGGATCAGGGACGGCAAGAAGAAGTACGAGGGGATATACATCGCCGTCGGCGGACCCACCCACGTTGTTGAAGGCAAGGAGTGGGACGTTGAGGAGAAGGGCGCGGGGAACCATGCGTGGCTGGTTGAGTTCGGCACCGGCAGGAGAAAACCGGGATCGCAAAATCGTCGAACCTACGTGAACGTCCATCAAGCAATCAACGGCCGATTCGGGCGAAAGGCAAGAGTTCCCGGCACGTCCACGAACGAGCAGTTCGAGCGGCTCGGCAGGGGCTACTACTTCCTCATGGGAAGCAAGGCCAAGGGCTTCGTGAAGACCGCTGGGGGCTCGCGCCCATTCGTCTTGGCCCCCGGCGAGACCTACGGCGAAATGAAGCCGCAGCACCTAATGGAGCGTGCCATCAATGACAGCCGTCAGGCGGTCCTGTCGGCCGTCCGAGCGTCCCTGACCAAATTCATCGACGACCTGAGCCGCTGAAATGCTCCTGCAAGCCGAAAATCACATCTATCAGGTGCTCGCCGGCAACCCGTCGGTGGCGAGGCGCGTCGGGTTCCGCATCTACGCCGTCGCCGTGCCGAAGACCGACTTCCCGTTCCTCGTCTACAAGCGGGCGAACATCGCCCGCGAGGGCACCCTAGGCAACCCCCTGTATCTGCCGCTGATGAGCATCCAGATCGCCTCATGGGCGCTGACTCACGACGCCGCCAGAGAGTTGGCAGACGACGTCCGGCTCGCTCTGGATCACCGCACCGGCACGCTGGCGGGGGTTAGAATTGAAGATATGAGGCTGGTGTCCGAGACGGACGACTTCCTCGATCCGACCACCGTCGGCGCCCAGTTGCCACCGGCCTACGAGGTCAGGCAACTGTGGCAATGTCGGTGGCAGGAGTCGCCCAACTAGGCGGCACGAAGACACAAGGCGCAAGGAGGCGTTTCTATGGCTGGCGTTTCGGCACAGGGGCTGACGTTCACGTTCGGCGGCACGACGCTGACGATCACGAGCGTGCAGGTCAATGACACGCAAGACCTCATCGACGGCAGCCACCTCGGCATCGGCCCGAACCAGCGCCGGGAGTTCGTCGGCGGCTTCGCGACTGACCGCGAGGTCACGATCGACTACATCTCGACCAGCATCCTGTCGGCCGGCACGTCCGGCTCGCTCGCGATCACCGGCCCGATCAACTTCAGCGGCAACGCGACCTGCGCGTCCGCCTCGATCGGCGGTTCCGTCGGTGCCCTCATCTCTGGGAGCGCGACGTTCCGCGTCGCGTAAGCGATGGCGGGCGTACCTTCTCACGGGACGACCTTCTCGTTCAACGGCGCGAACCTCACCGTTACGAGCGTGCAGGTCAACTACGGGCAGGAGCGCAGGTTCGTCGGCGGCGCCCACATGGGGCTCGCCGTCAACGATTTCGAGCCTGTGTACCGCACGCACCGCACAGAGGACGAGCGGGCGACGGTCGATATCGAGTACCTCGCCGGCAGCATCCCGACCGTCAACGCGACCGGAACGCTGTCGATCTCTGGTCGCATTTCGTTCTCCGGCCAAGCAACCTGCGTCTCGTCGCAGGTTGTTGCGGCCGTCGGTGAATTGGTGCGAGGCAGCGCGTCGTTTCGGGTGGCGTAGTAATGCCCGGTGTCCCGTACAACGCGACATTCTCGTTCTACGGCGTGCAGGCGACCGTCACCTCTGTGCAGGTGGAGACGCCTGTTGCCGAAATCGTCGACATGACGAGCGTGACGGACGCTGCGGGGTACTCGTATCAGGCTGCGACGGGGGACATCCGCGGGGGGTCTGTGACGGTCGACTTCATAGATCTTCCAGTGGACCCGCAGACGCTGGTCGGCAGGAACGACCTGCTTATCTTCACCAGCAGTGCATACAACGTCACTCGCCGGGTGATTTTGGAAAGCGCCAGCATCTCAGCCAGGACAGGCGAACTGGTGAACGGGCAACTCAAGTTTCGGATAACTGACTTCGTTCCATAGATCAGGAGACTCCCGTGGTTCTGTCGAAGAAGGCGATTCTGGAAGCGAAGGACATCAAGACCAAGGAAGTCGACGTGCCTGAGTGGGGCGGAGCGGTCTGCATTCGCGTCATCAGCGGCGCCGACCGCGACGTGTTCGAGCAGGCGTACAGCGAGAAGAAGATGGATGCGTTCCGCACCCGCTTCCTCGTGCTCACGATCTGCGACGCCTCCGGCGAGCGAGTGTTTACCAACGACGAGGTCGAGGCTCTCAACAAGAAGTCGAGCAAGGTGCTCAACCGCCTCTTCGACGAGGCGTGGGAGTTCAACGCCTTCACGCCGGCCGCCGTGGAGGCGCTGGGAAACGATTCGCCGAGCGTCCAGAGCGCCTCTTCTACATGAGGCTGGCTTTGGCGCTCGGCCGCAGCGTCAAGGAACTGCTGAACACCGTCGACAGCGAGGAACTCTCCGAGTGGGCCGCGTTTGACCAGATATACCCGCTGCCGAACTCCTGGCTCCAGACCGCCCGAATCTGCCGGACGATCATGGCCGCCAGCGGGAACTACAAGCGGGTGCCTGACGAGGACGTGTTCATCCCGGCCGCAAGGAAGAAACCGCAGACGCAAGAGCAGATGATGCAGGAACTGGCGAAGTTGTTGGCACCGCCACAAGGATGAGGCGATGGCGAACTACATCGGAAAGATCGCCGCGGTCGGGACAATCAATATGTCCCAGATCGCGAGCGGACTGAACGCCAGCGCACGCGACGTCGAGAAGTACGCACGCACTGTTCGATCGACCATCGTGTCGGCGAATTCGGCGGCCGGAAGGTCTTTCCAAGAAATCTTCACGCCGCTTCAGCGCCTTGAGCGGGCGCTACAGGCCGCGAACACAAGAACGCTTGACATCAAGGTTGGCGGCAGTGCGGAGCGCATTCGTGCAATCGTCGGTGCCGCGAACGACATTGCGAGGCCGTTGGGCGCCAGTCAGAAGCAGTTCGCTGCACTGTCCGCCACCATACAGAACGAATTCATCGGATCGCTGACACGCGCCCAAAACGCGGCGCAGTTGGCCGAGAGCGCGATCAACCGAGGGCAGATCAAAAACGCGGCAGGCTACGAGAGGCTGAAGCGTGTTATCGATGAAGCCCGGTCTTCGATCTCCCGTCTTGGTGAGGCCGGGTCGGCCGTATCTGGTCTCGCCACGGGCCGCGAACTCCGATTCCAGCAGGCCGGCTTCGCTGCTGAACTGCAAAGAACATCCGCCCTCCAGTCGCAGGCATCGACACTCCCCGCGGACGCCAGGGCGTCTGGCGCCGTTGCCCAACTTGTCGAACTTCAGCGCCGCGAGGCCGAGGAGGCGGCGAGGCTCCTCGCTGTTCTTGAGAACGTCCGCAACACACGGCGAGGCGATGCAGCGGCGGCCCAGGCGAACCTTGACGCACAGACGCAACGTCTCTCCCAGGTCAACGCGCAACTGGAAAGGCAGGTAGCCCTATCAAACGAAGCCGTAAGGCTTGCAGGCGAGCGCGCCACTAGAGAGAGGGAGATTGAGCAGAACATCGGGGCCGCAACGCAGTTGCGATCAACAACGGACGCAACGGGCCGGTCGATTCAGCAGCGCGTCCGAGATATCGCAACACTCCGAGAGGAAGAGGCCCGCCGAGCGACCGCAGCCCGCGACG